CGGTGTTCGCGCGCGGAGAGAAGTGTCCTTCGCAAACCGCCAAATCGAATTCCAAACCTTCAAAAACGAGATCGCCGCGTTTATCGATCGCTCGTGGCCGGGCGGAGAACTCGGCGAAACCTCCTGCGAAGCCCTCGCCGTGGTCCTCGCCCATCAATTCGAACTCGACGAGTGCGAAGTCTCGGAGGACGGCGAAAATTCCGGCCTCATCGTCCTTTCCCCGGAGAAGATCATATGAAAATCCCGAAAAAGAAAAAACCGGCCGTTTCTCCCGAACCGCCTATCGTCTCGGAAACAGCCCCAATCGTTTCACCCGAACCGCCTTCCGTTCCGCCCCCTCCCGTAAACCCTTCAAATGGGGATCCCTCCGCGCCTCCCGCGGTCCGTCTCGATCGGATGGTAGAAATCCCGGTCGACCGGCTCCGGAAGGCCCCGTGGAATTACAAAGATGACGATGAGTTCAAAGCCACCCAACTCGCCGCCAACCTCCAACGCAACGGCCAACTCCTCAATCTCATCGTTCGCCATATCCCGGGCGACCTTTTCGAAGTAATCGACGGGAATCATCGCCTCGATGCCGTCCTCTTGAACAAATGGGCCTCCGTCATCTGCTTCGATCTCGGGGAAATATCCGAACGTCAGGCCAAGCGCATCGCCATCGAAATCAACGAAACGCGCTTCCCTTCGAATATCTCTCGTTTGGCCCCCATCATCACGGAATTGAACGCGGAATTCGGAAAAGACGACCTCTTGAAAACATTCCCCTATCCGACCTCCGAAATTGATTCCTTCCTCTCCCTCGGGGCCTTCGATTGGGAATCCCCCAACCCGAAGTACAAATGGGATGACCCCGGGTCCAACCTCCTGAAATTCGAAATCCTCCTCTCGGCCGAACAAATGGAAATCGTCAACTCCGCCCTCACCCGGATCATTACGGAAATGAACCTCGAGGGGAAAACGAAAATGGGGCGTGCCTTGGAACTCGTGTGCGCCGACTCCCTCAATACCCCCATCGAGTCGTTCCGGTAGTGGACGAGGTGAAGGGAACCCGGTGAAAGGAGCCACGCGCGATGGGCGATAAAAAGTTAGACGCCCACCTCGTCTCGATCCTTAAACGATTGGAAACCGGATCGATCCGGCCGGAATCCCTCGACTACCATATCCGAAAAAAACTTGTTCTCTTCCTCATTCGCGAAGACTCCACGATCTCGAATGTCCGGATATCCCAAATGATCGGCATTTCGCAAGCCCACGTGGGGCGAATCCGGAAGGCGGTCCTGAGGATGACCACGTGGGACGTGGACGCGGAGGTTCGGGAACTCGTCAACCTCGTATGGATGAAGTCGAATGAATATCAACGCCGGGCGGTGCGATCGAATGATGCGGCGGCCGCGTGGAAGATATTTCGCGAATCGATCGAATTGCTCCAAGGCCTCGGATTCGTTTTCGAGGCCCCAAAGAAAATCGCCCTCGCTCATTTTGACGGAACCGCGGACCTCGGAGCGGCCCTCAAAAAGATGTTCTCTGAAACCGGCGTGCCGACGATGCCGGAATTCATCGAGCGGTTGAAGCAGATGTCGGCCGGAGGGAATGGAAATGGAAACGGAAATAAACGCGGACATGAAACCGTCCTCGCCTTGCCCCCAACAGGCGGGAACGGAGGAAACGAAACGGGAAACGGAAAGGGATAGGGGAACGGCGGAGGCCGGCCCGTTGGTATTGTCTTCCCCGAAGAGCGGCCCGGAGATATCGCCGGAGATCGTAAAGGAGGCGAAACGAGCGGCCCTCCAACTCCTCCTCCAAAATCGCCTAAAGACGGATGACGAGGTACGCTCGTTCCTTACGTGGCTCGATCGGCCGATCATTTCGACCAAGGTCAACTGCGGCCACGCGGACCACACCGCTCCCTTCCGGTTTCTCGCGGACGTCCTCACCCATCGCGTCCTCGACTACACGGTATGGGCTTCCCGGGCCGGATCGAAGTCGTATTTTGCCGGCCTCATTACGTGGGTCGAATCCTCCTCGTTCCCAAGTCTCGAGACGACCATCCTCGGAGGTTCCCTCGAGCAATCCGAAAAGGTGTATAAAGCCCTCGCCTCTTTTTGGGATCTCACGGGCCTCCAAGAAGAATTTCTCGAATCCGAACCGACTCGCCGCCTTTCGTTATGGCGCAACGGATCGGCCGCTACGGTCCTCACCGCCTCCTCTCGATCGGTCCGCGGTCCTCACCCCCAACGCCTCATCCTCGACGAGATCGACGAAATGACCCCGGACGTCTACCAAGCCGCCTTATCCCAAACCCAATCCCGGGCCGACGTTCGCGCGGGTGTCGGAAAATTCTCGACCAATCACCGCTACGGAGGCGTGATGGATGATGCGGTAGAGACGGCTCTCGCCGCCCATCAACCGTTCTACAAATGGTGCATTTGGGACGTGATGGAACCGTGTCTCGACTACCGGTGTTCGACGTGTCCGGTGTCGAGGTTTTGTCCCGGGGAGCATATGAAGCACGCGGACGGATATTACAAAATCCACGACTTCGCTCAAAAATTATCCGTCCTCAACCTAATGACGTTGAAGGTGGAATGGCTGTGCGAAAAGGTCGGCCGTTCCGATCTCGTCTACGGAGAGCAATATTCCGAAGACCTCCACTCGCCTTCCCACCTCCCGTATTTTTCCGAAGCGCGGCCGGCCTACCTGTCGATCGATTGGGGAGGCACGGTCTTTTCGGTAGGGGTGTGGCAGTTATTCGATATCGGATGGGTGAGGGTGTGCGAGATGTATCGTCACGGCACGACCAATCAACGGCTCCTCGAGGAGTGCCGGGTGCAACCGTGGTGGAAGAACGTTCGCGCGGCCGTGGCCGATCCCGCTCGAGACGATCTCATCCGCGAATGGAAGGACGCCGGCATCCCGATCATCCCGGCGAAGAACGATGTCGCCGAAGGGATCGAGGCCGTGAGGAACGCCTTGCGGCCGGTGGTCGGACGTCCGAAATTCTACGTCAATCAGTTGTGTAAGGATTGGCGGCGAGAGGTGGCGAGTTATCGCGAAAAGGGCGGCAAGCCGGTGAAAGAAGCCGACCACGCCCTCGACGAAACGAGGTATTTCGTTATGTGGATGATCGCAACGAAACCGAAGCGCGCCGGGAAGGTATACGGCCGGGCCTCGACCACTCCGCCTCCGCCTTCGATGGTTCCGGTGCCGATCGTCACGGAACACGCGGAACCGGGTGGACTTGAAAACGCGGAACGCGCGGAGCAGAATAGGACGGCGGAGGGCGGACCGGGGAAGAAGCCCGAGCCGACGCCGGTGGCGGTGATCGAGCCAAAAGGAGGATTCCATGTCACGAGGAAAGGTCGGGTCTTCGGGATTCGATAAGAACGCGACTCCGGTGCCGATAATGGAACCGGTGAAACGCGTAGGCCGCGTCTTTCGCTACGTGGCGACCGATCGAGGCTTGGTCCCTTGGGCGACGCTCCAAAAGGACGCGATCAAAAAGGCCCGGGCCGAATCGCGTTCCGCCTCCCAACAGCGGGAACTCGAGGCGAACTACATGGCGGACCGCGGCCTCATCCCTCCGCCGTTCAACGCGGCCGGCCTCCTGACGCTGATGGAGAATTGTTCGTTCTACGATGCGTGCCTCCGGCAAATCGGCCGCGATGTCGCCGGCCAAGGATGGACCGTCCACGCGGTCGATCCGGAGGCCGAAGAGAACGAGGTGGCGAAGAAAATGATTTCCGACTTCCTCGCCGATCCGAACACGGCCGAGGAGGCGGTGGACGATGTGATCGAACGCCTCGTAGTGGATTGGGGCCTTGTGGGGATGATGGCGATGGAGGTTGTGAGGGCAAGAATCACAACCGCTCCCACGAAAGACGAGGCGACGCCGGACGTCGAAGACGAGGCGGCTCCGGCCGCTCCGGTTCCCGGAGTTGTCAACGGCCTCTACCACATTCCGGCCCATACGATTCGCGCCCATCGGGACGGAAATAAATTCTGCTCCATCGTGGGGAATACCTACACGTGGTTTAAACGGTTCGGTTATGCGAAGGACGTGGACGCGAATACCGGAGATGAGCGGGAGCCGGGAACGGCCGATATGCCCGGAGCAAAAACGTTCACGCCGGCCAACGAAATCATCGTCTACCTCAACTACTATCCCCAATCGAAGCACTACGGCGCGCCGTCGATCCTCCCGGCCGTAGGATCCGTGAAGGCCCTTATCGGGATTCGCGATTACAACCTTTCGTTCTTCGAAAACTACGGCGTTCCCGCGGCCATCGTCACGGTCGAAGGCGAGTGGGATGAGGATTCGGTGAAGATGCTTTCCGACTTCATCGACGTCGAAATCAAAGGCTCGAACAACGCCCACAAAACCCTCGTCATCAATCCGCCCGAAGGCGGGAAGATCACGTGGACGCCGCTCGTGACGGAAGTGAAGGAAGGATCGTTTAAACTTTACTTCAAGCAACTCCGCGATGAGGTACTCGTTTGCTTCCGGATGCCGCCCTATCGGATCGGGATCGAGGAAACCGGTTCCCTCGGAGGGAACATCGCGAGAGAGTCGACGCGGATTTATATCGATTCGACGGTCAACCCGCTCAAAAAAGTCATCAACCGAATCTTCTCCCAAAAGATCGTTCGCGATGGATTCGGCGTTCCCGAACTCGAATTCGAACTCGGCTCCCTCGACATCCGCGACCTCGGGGCCATCCTCGACCGAGGGATCAAGATGTTCGGCGTAGGGGCGAAGACGCGGAATGAGATTCGGATCGATATGGGCCTCGAACCGATCGACGCGAAGACCGATCCCACGGCCGATAAATACTTCATCGCTTCGAATTATAAAGAGATCGGAGCGGAATCCGCGGCCGATGCCGCCGCGATCCAAATGGCCGCGGTTGAGGAAGGGATCACGAAACTCCACGCCGACTTCCGGGAAGCCGTCGAAAAGGCCCTTAAAACGGGCCGACCGGCCGAGGACGTAGGGTGACCCGGGGAACCGGGAGAAAACCGCGTAGACGCGAAATGCGCGCGAAATACAGGCAATCGAAAGGAGAACAGAAACGATGCCTCACACGGTGACGTTGGAAAAGAGCGGGATGACGATGCTCGTGGACGATTCGGTGCCGATCGAAAAGATCGTGCGCGCGATGGAACGGAAAGGCGCGGTGATGATTTTACGGGCGGTGAGCGGGAAGCGGATTGCGGTCCGCGGTTCCGACATCGTTCTCGTTCGCGAAGTCTCCCAAGCCGAGGTCGAAGAGAACACGAAACGGGCCGAAGAACTCCGCGAAAAAGAACGGCGGTTCACGCCGGCTCCCGGCCCGAAACTCGTGACCCCGGGAAGGCGTGCCGGGATCATCGGCGGATAAACGGCGATGGCGCGTGAGGACGTTTCGCGAATCGAGGCGGCGGCTCGTGGGGCGTTGACGCGGTTCGAGAAATCAATCCGCGAGTTTCGGAAGCGCGCGGCCGTCCGGGATCATAAGCGAGTGATCCGCGCGAAGCGGGAAGCGATGCGGCGCGCGGCCGCGGAGTACCTCGCCCTCATTCGCCGGTCCCTCCGCCTCGGTTCCGTCCGTCTCGATCGATCGGCCGACGAAGGGGCCGAGGCGGTAGCGGATTGGGCGGCCGTCGAAGGGGAAGGGCGGCGGATATTCGGCCGAGTCGTTCTCGACACGATCCAATCGGCCGGCCTCCCCCTCACTTCGCGCCAACGTGCGACCGTCCTAAAGGCGCGCGTCGATCCGATCGGAGACGCGGCCGTAAAATGGGCGAAAAAGAACACCGCGAAACTCGTCACCGAGGTTACGGCAAAAACGAAAGCCGGCATCGCCACGGTGATCGCCGACTCGATCGACACCGGCCGCGCCCTCGACGCCACGCGGAAAATGATCTCCGGATCGGTTGGCCTTACTTCGCGTCAATCATCGGCCGCGTTGAAGGTGTATGAAAAGGCGTTCGCCGATGGGCTGTCCCACGAAGAGGCGTTAGCCGAGATGGGCGACTATTCGGCGCGCGCCTTGCGATATCGCGAGGAGTTGATCGCCCAAACCGAATCGGCCGCGGCTTCTTCGGCCGGCCTCCTCGCCGCCTTCGACGAGAACGACATCCGGGAAGTGGAATGGGCGGCGGACCTCGGCCCGGGATGCTGTGAGGTTTGCCAAGAGCGGGACGGCACCGTCTACTCGATCGACGAGGCCGAGGGGATGCTCCCGGCCCATCCGGGTTGCGAGTGCGCGTGGCTTTCGGTGATCGGGAATCGATGACGATGAAGCCGCCTCCGGCCGTTCCGGTGATCGGATTCGATCGGACGGCCGTGGTCCCCGGGGAATTGATCGTGGCCGGCCGGACGTGTCCGCGGTGCGGATCGGCGTTATTCGTAAAGGCGGCGTGCTGTGGATGGGCGAAGGCGGGATGGTCGAAAATATTGCGGTGCATAAAGGCGGGATGCGTGTTCGCGGAAGGATTCGAACGAAACGAAACGTTCGGAGATGAGGAGGATTCGAAAAATGAAAATTGAAGACCTTACGGCCTCGGCCCTCGCCGGTTTTGAAAACGGTGAGTTGACGTCGCTTCGAAACCGGTTCCTCCACCTCTACCGGCACTATTACTCCGATCCTAATTTCATCGAAAAAAGCGACGCGCGGCTCTTCACCCTCCCGCGGCGAACGTTCATTAACAAATACGTCCTCCTCCGGAAAGAACTCCGGCGTCGCAACCTTCGAATCGCGTCCACGTGGCCGCTCGATGACGAGGTAGCGGAGAGGTTGGCGAAGAGCGGGATGACGGGCATCGACGTCCCCGAATTCGGGGACATCGTAGTCGCCGAAGGGATCGTCTCGATTACAGGGCCGTTCCTGAAAAACCCGAAGACCTCGGCGTCGATCGATCTCGTGGTGGCGAAGGCGGCGCGGGAGGAGGGATGGGAATTGCGCGTGGCCGGGGCCACGTCCGCCATCCTCGGGAAAGCCGCCTCGTTCACTTACTCGGCCTCCGGGCCGGCTCCCGGAGAGAGCTATATCCCGATGTTCGATCTCGTCCTCCGCGCGCGGCCGGAGACGGTTCGGATCAAAGCGAAAGGCGACGGGAAGGCGAAGATCGAGAAGAAGTTGTCGGCCCGGGAGAAGGCAGAATTCGAACGCGAGTCGGAGACGATCCGGGAGAACCGGAAAAAAGCGGCCGCTTCCCGGCCTCATAAGTTCAAAGCCGCCACGTGGACCCATCCGAACGGACACCCGCGGTGTATCGTTTGCGGATGCGAGGAACGAACGGGCGGAGTGTGCGTTGGAATCGATCCGAAGACCGGCCTCGAAAAAGGGAAGGACCGAGGGATCGATTATTTGAAAGCGGCCGGGCCGGAACCGCTCTCGAAACCGGAAGTCACCGACACCCTCATTCGCCTCCCGGTCCGCGCGCGCGTCGAAGGCCACGATATCCGAACGATCACGATCTCCGAAGCCGAAGGCATCACGGCCCTCGAGGACGTCGAGGATAAAGAGATCGTCACGTACCTTTTCGACCGGGAACGGTGGACGATGGACGCGGCCCGGGAGTGGATTGCCGCCCACGTCGAAAAGTCCCAAAGCGGGGAGGCGGCGGATTCGTTCCGCGCGGATGGACCGCATCCGGACGAAACGCGGTTTATAAAATTCATCAAAGTCGACTCGAGCCAACACCTCGTAGGCGGGATCATTTACGAACCGAACGAGGTCGACACCCAAGGCGACTTCGCCGTCGAAGAAGACATCACGAAGGCGATGTACCGCTTTATGGAAAAATATGCGACCCAAACCGCGCGGATCAAAGTCCAACACGAAGGCGAGAGCCATTCGTTCCCGATCATCGAGTGCTTCCAACCGGAGACGGACATCCGGAAAGGCGGGAAGACGGTGAAAAAAGGCTCGTGGTGGATGATGGTGAAGATCACGAGCGATTCGGTTTGGAGGGATATCGAGGAGGGCCGGTTGACCGGTTTTTCGATGGGCGGCCGCGCGCGCGGGAAAAACGCCCCTACACCCGCGAACTAAACCCCGTTTCCCGGGCCGCATTTCGCGCCTCCGGGCCGAACGCCGGTGGGGACGGCCGGAGGTACCGGGAAAACGAGATCGGCCCGCTACGGCGAGATTTCGCTTGACAACCGCGAGGAGTTGATTTACATATCCCGGTGAACGGCAACCTTCCGGTTTCGTTGGGTGAGATTGGAAGTCGATCGGCCGGGGCAACCGCGGCCGAGGCGATGTTCGCAATCGGCGCGCCACGCAACGTGGTGTGAGAAGGCCTCGCGAGGGGATTCCAAAATAAAGCCAAACCGATCGAGGTGGTACGATGCCCCGAAAAATTTTGGACATCGACGTTGATGAGATCAGCGTCGTTGACCTCGCGGCTAACCGCAAAAAATTCTTTATCCGCAAAGGAGCGGTCCCTATGGACGAATTACTCAAAGCCCTCCAAACGTTCCTCGGTGCGGATGTCGTGACGGCGGAGTCGGTGAAGAAGGCGGAGTTGACGAAAGAGCAAGCGGCCGAGATCAAAGCGGCCGTCGACGTCCTCGCCAAGTACAAAGCCGACTTCCCGGACGATGTCCTCGCCGCGGTCCAAACCTTGACGAAATCGGCGTTCCCGGCCCGGAAGGACGAGCCGTTCAACGTCGAAAAGTACGGAGCCAAACTCTCCAAAGCCACGGTCGAGGATCTCAAAAAGATTCGCGACATCCTCAACGGCCTCCTCCCGGACCTCGAGGCCGAGGCGAAGAAGAAGAGCGCGACTCCCCTTCCCACCGATCCCTACGCCGGCCTCGCGCCGGAAGTCGCCGAGCGGCTCCGGAAACTCGACGGCCTCGAAAAGGCCGAGGCGGAGGCCGTGGCGAAGGCCGCTTCCGACAAAGAAAAGGCCCTCACCGAAAAGGTCACGAAACTCGAGGCCGAGATCGATCTCTTGAAAAAGAGCCGCGGTGCGTCCTCGCAGAAAACCGAGGCGGACGGCGGCACCGATCCCCTCAAAAAGAAGAGCGAAGTTTTCGAGTGGACCTCGCTCAAAAGCCAAGAGGAGGCGTAACACCATGAACGACTCGAAGTCGCTTCTCGAAAAATTCCGAATCCGCAAAGGGTTCAACCTTATCTCCTTGCCGTCGATCACCCTCAACGAGCAGGAAGCCGATCGGTTCATCGACTACGTGGTCGACGAATCCTCGATGAAAAACTTCGCCCGGATCGAGCGGATGAACAAACCGCAGAAGAACATCCGCGCCCTCGGCTTCGGCTCCGGGGACTTCCTCTATCCGGCCTCGCAATTCAACGAGTCGAAGTACAAGAAGCAGTGGGCCGACAACAAGATCCAACTGTCGACCCAAAAGGCCCGGGGAGCGATCGTCATTTTCGACGATGACCTCGAGGACCTCTCCGGCACCGTGACCGAGGCGCAGTACAACGATCAGTTGATGCGGATCGTCACCAAGAAGATCGCCAACGAACTCGAAGGCGCGTTTTGGATCGCCGAGAAGAACGGCCCCAACGCGTGGCCGGCCGACGATATCCGCGTGATGTGGGACGGATGGCGGTATCGCCTCACCCATTCCGCGCTCGGCGAAACCTATTACAACAAGGTCACCGGCTCCGCCCATCTCATCAACGCGTGCGAAGGCGGCACTACCGGTTCCGACATCCTCCTCCCCGGGAAGATCGCCGAACAGGCGGCCACGGCTCCCTACAATTGGGAGTACAAATACCACTTCATGTTGAAGGCAATGCCGTCGAAGTATAAAGCGGCCAACGGACTCGCGAATATGGCCTTCCTCAACAGCGACCTCGTGACGCAGGATTACTTCGCCGCTCTTTCGGCCCGGTCGACCGGCCTCGGAGACGCCGTCTTTTCCGGCAACGTGCCGCCCCAATATGGCCGCGTGCCGATCATCGACGTTCCCCTCATGCCGACCACCCTCGGCGATCCCACGGCCACGCCGTCGACGGATGGGAAGGTCGGAGCCGGCTCGTACACCGATGTCCTGCTGACGCCGAAGAACAACCTCATCATCGGCATCCAAAGGGATGTGAAGATCGAGACGAAGCGCGAAGCCGCTGACGAGGCGACCTACGTGTTCTATTCCCTCCGGATGGACGTGGCGATCGAGAACGTCGACGCGTGCGTCCTCCTGCGGTGCCTCGAACACGCGTGCTAAAGGACGCGCCACGATGTCGGCCCTCGTGACAAATTTCGGGATGACGCGCGCGTTTCCTACCGCCATCGGGAACGTTTGGATCCCACACGGTGGGACGGTGCGCCTCGACGATGACAAAGCGATCCTCGAGATCGGCAAATATCCGGAAGTGAAAGTCGAGCAGAAAAACCTCGCTCCGGTGAAGTCGAAAGTCGACGCGGCCGCTTTGATGAAACTCCCGATCAACCTTCTCCGGTCTATCGCCGCGAGGGCCGGCGTCAAAGGCGTAGTCGGGATGAAGAAAGTCGACATTATCAAGCGAATGGAGGCTTGACCACATGAACGATCAGCAATTTCCGAAGGACGACCTCGGAGGGACGGTTGCGGAACTTTTCATCCGCGACATCGACTTCCTGAACTACCACATCAATCACGACAAATGGTCGTGGTTCAAAAACTTCGACATCATCGACGCCCAACGCGTCGAGGACGATTTCACGTACTACGTCACCGGCGATTTTTGGACCGGCGTCCTCACGGGCGGCTCCGGGTCCATCGCCGTCTCCGACGCGGTGAACGGCCACATCGTCCTCACCACCCACACCGACGCCACCGACTCGGCCGAGATTTATCAAACGAACGAGACGTGGCGGCTCTACGACAATCACCCGCTCTATTTCGAGGCCCGGGTGAAGGTCACGGTGGGGCTGACGGACCTGTTCTACGTGGGAATGGGGAACGCGAACGGCAATTATGCCGTAGGATTCGCCGATGGCGTCTACTTCAAATCCGATGGCGACGGAAATCTCGACTTCGCGGTCGAGTACAACACCACCGTCACTTCGGTCGACACCGGCATCGACCTCGAAAATCTCACGTGGCTCCGGCTCGGGTTCCATTGGGACGGATCGGGGACTATCCGGTGGTTCGTTTTCGACGATGACCAAGTGTGCCTCGCCACCGGCTCCGTCACCACCGGTTTCGCGCAGGATGAAGAGATGGGCCTCGCTATGGGCGTGAAAACGCCGGGCGGGGCGACCGCCCTTTACTGCGACTACGTGAAGTGCGCGGCGAAACGCTACGTGGCGTGACGCGCGCGGCGAAGGCGCGATGAAGTAGTTTCCCGGCCGGGAGGCGATCCTACCGTCTCCCGGCCTTTTTCTTCTTCGGCCCGGCGTCACCGTCGACGAAAGGAGCCACGCGATGCCTTACACCGGTTTTTATATCTCCGATTCCGATATCACCACGTGGCCCTCGGGGACAACGGAGGCCGAAAAACAAGCCGCCATCGAACGCGCGGAGGCGATTGCCGAGGCCGCCCTCAAAACGAAATACCGGCCCGTCGCTTTCGACGTCCGGATCAACGGGAATGATAAGAATCGCCTTTTCGTCCCCCTCCCCGCCCCGATCCTCACCGTCTCCGAGGTGAGTTTAAACGGCTACGTTTTCGATTCCTCCGACTACACGTTCGACAATAATTCGGTTTTTATCAACGTGGGGAGCGGGGCAACGGATGTCGAGACGCGCTACCTGTTGGACAATTTCGATTTAAACGCGATGTTCCCGCGCGGGTTCAATAACGTCCGGATCAAAGGCACCTACGGCTCGACCGCAGTTCCGGCGTGGATCGTCGAGGTCGTAAAAATTCTCGTCAACGACATCAACGATCCAACGGCCTACACCCATTACTTCGCCTCCGAATCGATCGGCGGATATTCGTATTCGATGGCCGCGGAGTTGGCTTCCGCGAAAGGGCTGACGGGAATTAAAGAAGCCGACGATATCATTAAACTCTTTCGCCGAAAAAAAGGGATTGTGATGGCCCCTTGACATGAACTCCCTCCGGCCGACAAACCTTTTGTTCCAATCCGCGGAAACGACCAACCGCCATTTCGAAGAGGTCATGCCGAGCGGCTCGTGGCACGGTCATCCGGCGTTCCTCGTGGGCGGAGGGCCGTCGCTCCGGGGATTCGATTTTGCGCGTCTCCGCGGCCGTCGATCGATCGGCGTCAACATCGCCTTCTACGCGTTCGATCCGACGATCATTTTCTCGATGGACACGCGGTGCCTGAATTGGATCCTCAACGGAACGTATGACCGCGGTTCGTTTCCGGGCCTTCGGGATAAATTCAAAAAAACCGCGGCCTATAAGGTTTGGCTCCTTACGTATTCGGCCTCGCTTGCGGAGGACATCTTCATCGTTCCCGTTCACAAAAGTTATCAAGACGGCCTCGGCTCGTTCACCCTCCGCTACCGGGACGGCCTCGGCCACGGAAACAACTCCGGCTACGCGGCCCTCAATCTCGCCGTCCTGCTTGGGGCGAATCCGATCTACCTCCTCGGCTACGATTGTAACCGTCCGCCGGATGCCTCCCATTGGCACGCCGGCCATCCGGTTCCCCAAAACCCGAAACACCTCGACTCGTTTATCCCGCGTTTCGAAACGGCCGCGGCCGCGACAAAAAAGGCGGGTATCCGAGTCGTGAACCTTAATCCGGCATCGGCCCTCCGGTGCTTCGAATTCGGAACGCTCGAGGAGGCGTTGAATGATTGAAGGAAAAGTTTGGGGCGAGACGGTCGAGATTTTTCGGACCGAAAACGTGTCGGTCCACGCGTTGACGATCCGGGCCGGGGGCTACTCCTCCCGCCATTCCCATCGATCGAAGTCAAATTATTTTTACGTGATCGACGGAGCCGTGACGGTCCGGACGTGGCGCGGCGACCATGCCGCCCTCGTCGACGAAATCACCCTCCGGGCCGGTCAAAGCACGATGGTCCGCCCGGGCCTCCTCCATCAATTCGACGCGCTCGAGGCGTCTCGGATGATCGAGATTTATTTCGTTGGCCTCGAGGGGCCGGATATCGATCGCCTCGACGTGGGCGGGTTGCGGTGTGAGGCGGAGATGCGCGCGAAACGGAAAACGAGCGATTAAAATGAAAGTGGCGATATTTTCCCGGACACCTCTCGCGGCCGCGCCTTATGAATTGTGGAAGGCGATCCGGAAATATACCGCCCTCGATGCGTCCCTCGTCAACGTTTCCCTCCGGTATAACGATGGCCGGACGTTCCCGGGCCACCTCACGTGGTCGACCGAAGCGGCGCGCGCGGCGATGACCGAGGCGGACGTTTGGCACGTTCATAATTACTACCTCGCCGAACTCGGGAAAATAAAAAACGGACAAGGCGTCATCGCTCAATTCCATTCGCTCCCGCGTCTCGGGAATTGGCGCGAATTGATGGCGTTCGCGAACGTCTCTACGACCATCCGCCAACCGCTCCAAATGCGGGAGTATGCGGATCTTGCCGCCCTCCCTAATTTGATAGATCCGGACGAGTACCGGCCGCGGCGGAAACCGTCGAAAGTGACGATCGGTTATGCGCCGACCTCGCGCGCGCCGATCGGTCATCCCTCGTCGAAAGGATACGGCGAAGTCCTCGGCATCCTCGGCGACGTCGCCTCCGTCCGGGATGTCGATATCGAAATCATCGAGAACCTCGATTATAAAATCAACCTCGATCTCAAAAGCCGATGCCATATCCTCGTCGATGACGTTGTGACCGGGAATTGGCACCGCACGTCCCTCGAAGGCGCGTGCTTCGCCTGTGCCGTCTTGAACAACAACGCCTCGATTCCATTCATCCCGGCCACGTTAAAAACGTTGAAAGAAAAACTCTTGGATTTAATCGATTCGCCGGGCCTCCTCTCGACCGTCTCCGAACAATCCCGCGCGTGGGTCGAATCCGAGTGGCACGCGATGGATATGGTCCGCGAATATGTCCGGCTTTACGAAAAGGTTGCCGCCGATGTCGCCCATTGAGTTGATTGTTCCGACGCGGAACCGGCGAGAGAAATTGGTCCGGATGCTGAACTCCGTTCCGGTCGAGGCGAACGGCGCGCCGGTCGAGATCGTGGTCGTTTGCGATGGCGACCGGGAAACGGAACGGTTCCTCCTTTCGCTCGGCAATCCCGCTCTCCGGACCGTCCTCGTAGCGGAACATCGAGGGGCGGTCTACTGCCGGAATCTCGCCACGAGCGTTTCGCGCGGATCGGTCCTCTACGCCACGGATGATATCGAATTCGAAGCCGGCTCGATCGATCGGGCCGCGCGGGAAATGGCCGCGCGGTTCCCGGACGAGGACGGCGTGATCGGTTTCGCCCAAACCGGGAACGGGAAATACTCCCACGCAGGAGTCGCCCTCGTGGGGCGCGCGTTCGTCGATCGATATCCCGGGCGGAGACTTTTCTATCCCGGATATTTCCATTTCGCCTGTCAAGAAATCCTCCGCGCGGCCGAAACGTTGGACCGTTTTTATTTTTGCGAAGGGGCGCGGCTCGTCCATTTCCATCCTTCCTTCAACGCCGGCCATAAGGACCGGACCCACGTCGAGGCGCGCGTTCGCCGCGGCCGCGACAAAGCCCTTTCGTTCGCGCGCGAGGCGGAAGGGCTGACGTGGGGAATCGGCCGGGAGGCGGCTCGATGAAAAACCTCCGGCGTGTCGTTTTCCCTCGAGGCGCGGCCGACCAAAAGGCCCGGGAATTATTTCCGGCCCGGACGTGGATGTTCTTCGAATCGGTTGACGATCTCGACCGCGCCTCCGGATCGGTCGACTCTACGGTGTGTTCCGAAGTGATGGAACACGTCGAGGACGATGCGCTCCTCGTTCGCCGGGTGATCGAAATGGCCCGGAGACGAGCGGTGTTTTCGACGCCTTCGAAGCGCGTAAACGATCCCGGCCACCTCCGGCTCTACACGGCCTCCGCCCTCGAGGAATTGTTCGCCGCGTGGCCCCATCGCGTCATCCTTGATCCGCCATTTTTTTTCATCGTGGTCGATCGGGAAGGAAAATTCGAATGAACCCGGAAAATGCGCGGCGGCTTTTGTTCGACGTGGCGGACACGTTAGACGCCCTCGGCGTCGAACACTTCCTTTACGGCGGCACGCTCCTCGGAGCGGTCCGCGAAAAGGGATTCATCGCCATCGATCGGGATGTCGACCTCGCGATGCTCCAAGAACATTTGACCGCGGCCGTGGCCGGCGAGATCGTGCGCGCCCTCGCGCGGCGGCATATCGTAGCCGAGGCGATCGACCACCGCCATAAAGGGGCGTGGCCGGGCGGAGTGTTCGCGGTGAAATTCCGCGGCCACGGCGTCCACGGCGACCTTTCCGCTTTTCGCGCGGTCCGCGGGAACCGGCGCGCGGTCCCTTCCCACGCCGGCTCGTTTTGGATTTGCCACGAAGCGCGGTTCCTCGAAGAACTCGGATCGATCGAATTCCTCGGCCGGACGTTCCGATGCCCGGCCGACGTCGATGGATTTTTGACCGAAAAATATGGCGCGTGGAGGATCCCCCACCGAGAGTTTAACAACGTCTCCCATCCGGCCCAACGATGGCCCGAGGCGCGGATGCGCGGAGTGATTCGATGATCGTAGGATATGCGAGCGGCGTGTTCGATCTTTTCCATATCGGCCATCTCCGCCTCCTCGAAACGGCGCGCGGATTGTGCGATCATCTCCTTGTCGGTGTGTCGACCGATGAACTCGTCCACGCCTATAAGGACCGTTGGCCGGTGATCCCGTATGCGGAACGGGCCGAGATCGTACGCTCGCTAAAGTGCGTCGACGCCGTTGTCCGGAGGGACGTCCGGGATAAAAAAGTCGAATGGGAGAAATGGCGATTCGACGTTTGTTTTGTCGGCGATGATTGGTATAGGAGAGACGAATGGAAACGATGGACGGAATGGATGGCCGGCGTGGGCGTGAAAACCGTCTACCTGCCCTACTCGTCCGGCCGATCGACCTCCTCGATCATCGCCTCGATCCGAGGCGGAGGGAAACCGGAAAATGAGTTTTAACGCGCTCCTCATCAATACCGCGGACATCCGGATCGAAACGAAGGACAAGTGGGGCAAGATCGCGTCGACCACGGATCACTCGGCCGTCCCTTGCCGGATCGTCTTTAAGAATCGAATCGTCCGCAACTCTCTCGGCCAAGAGGTTCTCTCTTCGGCCACGGTCTATTTTAAGCCCACGGCTCCGATCGAAGAAGGCGCGCTCCTGTTTTTCGAGGGCCGTTGGCATGGCATCCAAGCGATCACCCGGGCGCAAAACGCCTACGCGCTCCATCACTTCGAAGTGGCGGTAGATTGAAATGGCCGAGAATACCGGTTTCGTTTTCGACACGGTCGACTTCGACAAAAAGTTTCAGCAGATTGTCCGGTCGACGATGCCGGACCTCCTCGGCCGCGGTCTTTTCCAAGCCGGCTCCCAATTGTGCCGGGATGCGATAAAAGAGAAACCGCGCGCGCCTCATCGGATGGGAAATCTTTGGCGCGCCCAACAAGTGAACAAACCGATCCACTCCGGCCAATCTATCTCCGTCGACGCCGGGTTCAATATCGAGTACGCGGCCTACCAACACGAAGGCCAACGCGTCGACGGAACCCACGTGGTCGAGCGGTATTCGATCAGCCGAACCGAACGCGTGCCGGCCGGAGAGACGGACTACGGAAAGAAATTCCTTTCGAAAAAACAAGCCGCCAATCGGAACAAATACATGAAAATCACGGCCGACTACTGCCGGGAGAACGCAGGAAAATGATTCAAGAATTCGCCCAATGGATCGAGAACATCACGGCGTGGAAGATCGGGGAGAATCTTTTTATCGGCGAACTCCCGATCAAACGTCACGACAAAACCGAACCGCCCACGCGGTGCGTCTGCCTTTTCGAAGACGGACCTTCGACCGTCGACGGCCAACAGCCGGATCGGTCCGACAAGGAGATCCAAATTTGGAACCGGGCGGATGATTATTGGACCGCCCGGGAGGACGCCTTCGCTCTCTATCGCCGCCTCCACGGGAAAGAGAACATTTGGCTCCCCGTTTTGACTTCCGGCGAGGATTACTTGATTATGGTATTGGACGCGGTAGCGGAGCCGGCTCCTATCGCGAAACCGAACGCGAAGGGAAAATATGAGTTTTCGACCAATTACATCCTCCGGATCGAGGATCCTTATGCGTAGAATCGCGCGAGAATCGCGTAGAAAGGGCTTTCCCGGCCCTCCCCGGGGAAAGACCCGGGTGAAAAGAGATCGTCGAAAATACGCCCAAAGAGGCGTTTATTACATTTTCGGCTCAGGAGGCCAAAATGCCTAAACTCCCGATCGGTGACATCGGTGCGGTGGAGGTCGTGTACGACTACGGATCGGAATCCGGCCAAGCGAACCTCGTGATTTCGCCCTACCTCGGAGCGGTAAAGGAGCGGATCAACGATGCGTTCGCCGACGTCCAAGAGGAAGACTACGGTGACGCCTCGGTCGACGCCGTGTTCAAAGGGACCACGGTCGAGGTCGAGATTCCGATGGCGCGCTCGACCCTCCTCCAACTCGCCGGAGTCCTTCCCGGCGTGGAACTCTCCGGTTCCGTCCTCACGTTCTCGAACAAATGCGGCTCCTCGATGTACGACTCCGCGGTGCCGTTGCTGTTCAAGCCCAAACGGGATGGCGTCGTGTCGACGAATCACGCCGAGTGGATCCTCGTCTACAAGGCCTTCGCTTACCGCGCCATCGAGTTGTCTTTCGACCGCTCGACCCAACGCGTCCACCTCGTCAAATTCAAAGTGTTCCCGATGCAGGAAAGCGGCTTCGAGGGCAAGTACTCCCAAGAGGGCGTCGCCTAATCGGCGCGCCCTCCGCCCGGGTGTCCGTTGTCTTGAGAAAGGAATGAATCGATATGTCGAAGTTTAACGTCCCCTCGACCCTCCCTCCGATCGAGATTGAATTCGAAGGCGTCACCTATCCGGTGAAGCCGCTCGACCGGGCCACGTGGAAAAAACTCCGCGACATCCAACGGCGTGTTTCCGAAGGCGACTCCGAAGCCGTGTTCGAACAACTCCCGTTGCTGTTTGACATGGCGGAGGACGTTCAGGCGCGGCTCGAATTCCGCCAAGTCCTCGCCATCATCCGCCACGTGACCGAAGCCCTCTACTCGCCGTTTAAAGGGATCGAGGCCGCCGAAAAAAAAGCCTAACGGCTTGGGCGGAGGCGACCGCGTTGATCGCCTCGGAGATGCCGGGCCTTTTCGACATCGATCGCCTCGAGGCGATGGACTACCGGGACCTAATCTTTTGGTCCAATGAGGCGCGAAAAATTCGGCTCCACCGCGAGGCGACCGCTATCAATTCGGCGCGCTACGCCCAAGCCGAACGAGAAGACTACATCGATCGGATGTCCCAAATTGAATGGGAGTTGACGTTTTTAAATAATCCGGAAGCGACCGGAGAGGAGAGATAACATGAGCGAAGGCGGCGCGTTTATAGCCGGTTCGATCATCGGCAAACTCCTCCTCGATAAGATGGGGTGGGATTCTGCTATTAAAGACGTCGACAAAGATAAACAAAAACTCGGCTCGTTGGCCGGCGAGGTGTCGGATCGGTTCTCCGGGATGGGGAAGACGTTCACCGTAGTCGGCGGAGCGATCGTGGCGAGTGTCGGAGCGATGATGAAGGCGACGGCCGACACCGGCGACGTCATCGCTAAACTCTCCGATAAAACCGGCGTGTCGACGGAAATGCTTTCCGGCTACAAACTCGCCGTCGACCTCGGTGGTGCGTCGATCGAAGGGTTTGGAACCGGGTTGAAAAAACTCGCGAAAGGGATGGACGAAGCGAACACCGGAGGTAAAACCTATCAAGAAGCGTTCGAGTCGATCGGTGTCGCGTGGGCGGATGGGGAAGGCAAACTCCGGCCGTTGAATGACGTCCTCCTCGATGTCGCGGATCGGTTCGCGACGATGCCGGACGGTCCGAAAAAGTCGGCCGTCGCGATGGAACTCCTCGGGAAGGCCGGAACGGAATTGATCCCTACGTTGAACCTTGGCGCGGCCGGCCTCCGGAAAAACTACGAAGAAGCCGAAAAAATGGGATTGATTTTTTCCCATGACGCGGCCGGAGCGTGCGAGAAATTTAACGACTCGTTTACTAACCTTCAATCGGCCGGCGCAGGCCTCGCGAAAGAACTCACGGTTGCGCTCATGCCGGCCATCACCGATCTCGTCGACGATGTCCGCGGTGTCGTGACGAAGGTGCGGGAATGGGCCGCGGAGCATCCGGAACTCGTCTCCGGCATCGTAAAGATCGTCACCGTAGCGGGAGGGCTGATGGCGGTCCTCGGCCCGATCCTTATCATCCTTCCTAAACTCATCGCCGGGTGGGGCGCGCTCAAAGGATCGATGGAAGGCGTGAGCGTCACGAGCGTCGCTACGAAAGCGGCTATCGGAATTTTGATCGTCGAGGTAGCGAAGTACATCTCGATCCTCCAAGAGAAAAAGAAGGCCGAGGAATACGAAAAAGAAGCCGGTGCGCGCCTCGTCGAACAGCAAGCGAAACTCGCCGAAAAACTCCGGAAAGCCGGCGAAGAGGCCGGATGGCAAGCCGGAGCGATGGATGCGTTAATCACGAAATACGATGGGAATGTCGCCGCCCTCGCGATGGCGATAAAAAAGGGCCAAGAAGGGATCGACATCCAAGCCGCTCTCGCAAACGTTGGGAAAGAACACGCGGCGGTCCTCGAGGCCGAACAAAAAGCGCAGGAACAAGCGACCCTCGCCCTCAAAAATAAACGCCTCGCGCAAGAGGCGGCGAAAAAGGCGCAAGAGGAATATACCGCCTACCTTAACGGCCTCGGAATTTATACCGATGAGCAGAACGCCGAGGCGTTGAAGAAGGTTTGGCAAGCCGAGAAGGACGTCACCGAGGCTTATGATTCCGGGAAAATAAAAGCCGACGTCTACTCCGCCGCCATCCGAACGCTCACCGATGAAGCCTCGAAACACGGCGGCGTCATCAAAACGCAAGTCCTCCCTCCGGCCCGGGATTTGGACGCGGTGTTGGCCGCGTGTCCTACGAAATTAAAAGACGCGGAACTCGGCTACCAAAATCTCGACGAGGCGATGGAAGGGACGGCCGACCAAATGGGCGTCTCCGTCGCCACGGTTCAAATGATGGTCTACGAATTGAACCGCCTTCAATTAGCCGCGATAGGGATCACTCTCCCTGACCTTCGCATCCCTTCGGAACAAAAAACGCAGGTCGCCGCGGATGTCGACGAATTCAAAAATCTTTGGGACGGTTTTTTTAATGACGTGTCCGGGAAGTGGGGCGACACGATTAACGATTTCATATCCGGCAATACGTCGATCGTCACGGCGTGGAACCGGTTGTGGAAAAATATGGGCGAGACGATCACCGATTTCATCGGGAAATACATCACCGGAAAACTCATCAAAGCCATCCAAGGGATCATCGAACCGTCGAAGTCGGCCACAGGCGCGGCCTCCGAAGCGTTCTCGTCGATGGGCGAGACGATCGGCGGAGTCGCCTCCGGCGTGGGATCCGTCATCACGACTCTCGCCTCGGCCATCGGAACGGTCATCACGGAACTCGCCGGAGCGATCGGCACCGGCATCGTCACGATTGCCGAAGGCATCTCCCTCGCCATCGTTTCCCTTGCCGAAGGGATTGCCGCGGCCGCTACGACCCTCGCCGCGGCCGCGCCTTCGCTTTTGATCGTTGGCGGAGTCGCCCTCGCCCTTTACGCCGGGTTCACGGCCATCGGAGCGATCCTGTCGAGCGGCGGCGGAGGGGCCGGGGATGGGATGGGCCGGGTGGTCGAGAGGCAAGATATATTCCTCGCCGGTTGGAAGTGGTGGTATCTCGACGTCGTAGCGATCCTCTCTTTTATCCAAGGGCAAAACGATCATAGGGCGGATCAACTCGACAATCTCGCAAGTGTCGTGGCCGGCGTGGGTGGGGCAATTTGCGGCCGCCTCGATCGGATCAACAATTCGATCAACAACGTGCCGGCCGCGGCGAAGGGCGGCATCGTTCCGTTGCCGACGTTCGCGAAGGTGGGCGAGGTTCCGGAAGTCATCGTGCCGATGGATCAACTCGGCGGCCTCGCGAATGCGATTGTCCGGACTCCGGGAGGCGTTGGCGGCGGATCGAAAACGGTGATTGAAAATACGGTCGAGGTCGGGATGAAGCCGGTTGTGATCGATAAAGGCGATCGGTGGTTCATTACGTTCATCCAAGACCATCTCAATCACGGCGGCCTTCGCGTTCCCGCGGCCGCGGTGGGAGGATAAGTCGATGGCGAAAATTCTCTTCCTTCACGACAACCTTGCAAACGCGGCCGACACCGTCCTCACGGCGTCCTCGTCGAACGCGGAATGGCCGATCGCTAATCTTCAAAATATTTGGCCGACCTACTACCACCGCACCGCTTCCCTCGGTTCGCCGGATTATTGGGCGTGGGATCTCGGATCGGCGATGCCGGTTTCGTTCGTCATTTTATGGAATCACAACATCCGGTCCGTCGCTACGGTGAAACTCCAAGCGGACGATTCTTCCGACTACGGAAGTTTGATCCACGACATCACGCTCACTTATGGAACGCATCGCGACGCGTCGAAGATCGTCTATTATTTTTCGACTCCCCAATCGATCCGCTATTGGCGGATCACGGCCCTCGACGCCGGCAACCCGGACGGCTACCACCGGGCCGGCCACGCGTTCCTCGGTGTTCCGTTTCAGCCTCGATATTCGTACGCTCGGAAAGGGGGCGCGGTGATCGATCCGTCGACGATCCTCCTTTCCGATGGGGGCCAACCTTCGGTCTACGAGAAAGACGCCTACGAAACATTTTCCTACGAATTTTCCGCGGCGACTCCGGCCGACCTCGTGACGTTGATCGCTTCGTTTAAGGTCGTAAAAAAAGGCCGGCCGTTTTTCTTGATCGAGGATAACGCGGACCGTCTTAACACGATCCACTACGTTCGCCACGCGGCCGATTTTAACTACGGGCCGATGGCCGGCCGCTATAAATCGTTCGTTCTCCCGGTCGAAGAGTCGAGGTAATCGTGGCTTTCGATCCGAACGGCCAACACGCCCATATCATCGTCCTCCTCGATATCGAGATTGGGCGCCGTCTCGATCTCGAAACGTGGACCCAAGCGGAACACCCGAACCTTTCCGCGTGGTACATCGCCCACGCCGAAGGCGAACCGTCGAAGGTCGAACAAAACGGCGTCGAAATGGCCGCGGCCGGATCGATTGCCGAAGTCGAAACGACGGAATCTTCGTGGTATTTCGACGCGTCCACGGCGCGCCTTTATGTCCACGTCATCGGCGACGGCGAACCGGTCGACGGTTCCCCTTACCTCCAATCTTACCATTGGAGTCGCCACGCGAACGAGGTGTTCGAATTTATGGGCCACGCCTATCGGCCCGACCTCGACGTCTCCGCCATGCCGGACGTTTCGGCCGAAACCGGCGAGTACCACGAAGGCGGAACGGCCCAATCATTCGGCTCGATCGTCCTCCTTAACGGAGATGGATTTTACGATACCCTCCTCGACACGTATATTTGGGAGGCCCGGAGGTTTATAATCCGAGTCGGGGAACGGGATAAAGGGGACGCGAACTTCGAGATTGTCGTGGACGGATGGACCGGATCGATCGAATGGACGGACGAAAAGATCGACATCGGAACGGAGGATCTCCAAACGAACCTGTTGTGAGGAGTAAAGCGCGATGGCAACCCGGACGGCCGAAGATACCCATTGGTGGTTCGAAAACGCACAAGTAAAATTCCGCATCGGCGTCACCCTCACGTTCGATCAAATTCGCATCGCCGATCTCACGTGGCGAAACGTGATGGTTTTCTATCCCTACCTCACTTATGGAGACGGCCTTGTTCCGGTCACCCAAACGACCTTTTATTTGAATTCGATCGGTGATTGGACGTTGACGGAAGGCCCGGAGCCGTCCGGCTCGGCTACGGTTTCTCTCGTCGCCACGAAAACCTACGTGGCCGGCGATGGGACGGAACATTCTTTTACGGTCACGATCTCGCTCACCGATGGCGACAACTTTGCAAAGGTCGTGTTCGAAGACGAAACCGATGCTACACTCCACAACCCGACCATCGCCCTCGAGTCGAACGTTTTTCCACAAGGATATGACGCCCAAAACACCGGCGGCAACGTTTCGATGGGAGGCGTCGAAGATGTCTCCGCTCCCCTCCCTTACGATGACATCACGTATGTCGTAACCTCGGTAGGGACGTTGACGCCGGGAAAGATGATGACTGACGATCACTGGGCGGTGCTCTCATGAACGTCTCCGTCGCTCCGGTCGGCCGAGAGATGCTCAAGAAAATCATTCCGGCCACGCGCTATTGGACGGACGACTACGCGAACCTCGATGAATCGGCCGAAGGGTTGCCGATCCCTGAATTGTACGGCGACCTTGTCGGCGTCGCTCCGGTTTGCATCGATACGGAATTAGGGAAGTGGAAATTTTCCCGGCGCGCGAACAAAACGTTCAAAGCCCTTCGCGAAGCCGGCGTCACCCTCGCCCTTACCACCGAATACACGGTCAACGCGGATAACAACGAGGTCACAATCGGATCGACGCCGATCCTCCAAGCCAACACGACCTATTATTTCGTCCTCGAATCGGACTACGCGATCAACGGAACGGACTACCTCGGCTTCGGTCAGCAAACGAATCCCGACCTTTACCTCGACGGAACGCTTTACTACATCAACGGTGCCGGCGCGTGGTCGGCCCAATCGCGCGACATCCAATTCCGCGTCTACGTGAAAGACTCCCTCGAGGGCGGCAAATATATCCTCGTCGACAATTGGGTGTGGGGAGCCGGGTGGAACTACAAGGCGTTTCTCCGGAAAGAGGCGGCGGACACGCGCATCGCCCAATCGTTCAAAACGCCGGCCAAAGGAGGGCCGTGG